CTGTAGCTGTGGTTGATATTGTTACCAGCAATATCTAACCATACTATTATTTATAAAAAATATGCCCAGATAGCGCAATTGGTAGGAGGCACCGGCCTTAGAAGCCGTACAGTGTGGGTTCGAATCCCTCTCTGGGCACCATATATATAGTATATCTTTGTAAGGAATTACTATGGCCAGAACACCTAAAGCAAAACCCACAGAATCTGCTAAAAAAACACCAGCAAAAAAAGTATCCATTAAAAAAGAAGAGACAAAAATTGAACCAATCAAAAAAACTTATGGTACATACATGGATGAAAACGGTGTGATAGATTGGGATAAGTTAAAAGCACTATTAAAATAGTAATGCCAAATTTAAATATTTCTGGATTAAACATATCAGGAAGTAATCTTGGCACCGAACTTGTTGTAATAAATTCTGACTTATATTCTTTTTCTACATTCACATTTACCGCAGCAAATGTTGCGGGTAGAGCTGGTCCTACTCTTTCTCAATGTTTAGCAAACTACAATACTGTAGATAATTCTTGGTTAAATAATACTGATTATTTTAATGTCCCAGTTCAAGGTATACAACTTTGGACTGTGCCTAAGTCTGGTACTTATAGAATTACTGCGGTAGGAGCCAGAGGTGGTAAAAGCCATTCAGCAAATTTAGAGGGCGGATTCGGGGCACAAATTGTTGCTGAAATAGCTCTTACTCAAAATGATAAAATTGCCATAGTTGTTGGACAAGAGGGACAAGACAGAAGCAATGTTAATGGTCCGTTATTTCCGGGCGGTGCTGGCGGAGGAGGTTCATTTGTTTATGATAACACTACTTCTACTTTCTATGTTGTAGGCGGGGGAGGCGGAGGAGCAGCATCGACTAGAACAGCATTACTGACTAATCAATTGACTGCCCATGGTAAAGGTAATACGATACATGGCACAAATGTATCAATACAAGGCGGAGCTTTTTCCTATGGTGGTAGAAATGGAAGAGGCGGTAACGTAAGTACCAGGGGTATTTTATATGGCGGACCTGGTGCTGGTATTTTATCTGATGGTCAATCAGCAAACGGTCTTCAAGGAAGAAGTAAAGCAAATAATTGGATAGGTGGCAATGTAGCAGCAAACGTTAGATCCATGCATGCTATTAGAGGTGGATTCGGTGGAGGCGGTGGCGCAGGTAACGGTGATAACAATGCGACTAATACTTACGTTTGGGCAGGTGGCGGTGGCGGATATAGCGGTGGAGGTGGAGGAGGCAACGGTGGTGCAAGCGATGGACAATATGGTGGTGGTGGTGGTTCCTATACTCTGTCTGGTTACGTAAGTAATGTTACCGGTACCAACAACGGAAATGGTTACGTAATAGTAACTTTGATCAACTAAGCATTTGACATGCTTATCTAAATACATTATAATAATTTAACGCCCAGGTGGCGAAATAGGTGAAACGCACAAGACTTAAAATCTTGCACATTAGAAACACTGCGGGTTCGAATCCCGCCCTGGGTACCAGTATTGCCCCCTTAGCTCATGGTTAGTAGAGCCGCGGTCTCATAAACCGTTGGTGCCAGGTGCAACCCCTGGAGGGGGCACCATTTTAAGGTGTGTAAAATGAAACTAAATCTAGAACAAGTAAAAGAATTTATAGATAAACAAGGTCCAGAGACTAAAATTTATATTGGTTGCGATTCTGAAAGATATCGCAGAAACAATGTATGGTACGCTGATTATATTCTTGCCATAGTGGTTCATATAGATGGAAAACATGGTTGTAAAATCTTCGGTGAGATAATTACAGAAAAAGATTATGATCAAAAAGCATCTAAACCTACATTTAGATTAATGAATGAAGTATACAAGATCGCGGATCTATACATAAAACTTGCTGAGGTATTTATAGACAGAGAGGTAGAGGTGCATTTGGATATCAATCCAAACGATGATCATGTAAGTAATGTTGTTCTGTCTCAGGCAGTAGGTTATATTAAAGGTACTTGTAATGTAATCCCTTTAGTAAAACCTCTCTCATTCGCTGCTAGTTACGCAGCAGATAGATTAAAGGAATTGAGAATAAATAATGGCTAGAATAACTTCTGAATTAGCATCTATTAAAATTGGTAATAAGTATGATATGGTATTAATAGCTGCAGCAAGGGCGAGGGAATTACGCAGAGGTGATGCCCCGAAGATGGCAACAAAAAATAAACCCATAGTTACTGCTATACGAGAAATTGAACTAGGGTTAATTGGAAAAGAATATTTAAGAAAGTTAAGAGATGGTCCTGACCGAAAATTTAAAAACCGCAATAATAAAAGAACGGGGTAAAGGATATAGAGTAGTATTACTTGATCATTATTTTGAAACAGAAAAAGAATACTACTTTGATTCTAAAAAAGAAGCTGAAGATTTTGCCAACTTTTGGTTAACTTCAGATTGACCTTGGTATCTTTTTATTATATAATAAGTGTATGGTCGTATTGCACACCTTAGTTGCAATGATATAAATGGAGTAATTATGTTAAAAACTCGTGTATTGAAGGTTCTACAATCTGGTCGTCAGTTCACTCCTGCTCAACTTGCAGGATTAACAAACAGTTCAGAAGATAGCATTCGTCCTCGCATCAGTGAACTTCGTTCTGAAGGTCACGCAATTTATACCAATACTACCAAAAATGGTAAATCTGCTTATCGTCTTGGTAAGCCAAGTCGTGCGATGGTAGCTGCTGCTTATAAGCAGTCTGGTAGCGAGGCATTCTCCGCCTAAATTAAATATTATGCTCAGCCTTTATTATGACTACATTTGATTTTACCGACAAAGCATTAGTTAAAGAAGCCAGACGCCTAAATCTTGTTAAGAAAGTAGGCGAAAGGCAATTAACTGAAGATGAATCTATTTTATTGAAAGCATTTACTAAATGGGAATATCAGCTTAAGAAAGAAAAACTTGCATCTTTACCTGAAAGTAAATTGAAAAAACTAAAGGAAAAACATGGTGCAAGTTATCGTAAGCGTAAAGCTGATCCCTTAAGATTTGGTAAGATGGAATACACTGCTCTAAAAACAAGAGCAAAGACCAAAGATCTAAAATTTGATCTTACACCTGAGTATATTCAAAAGAAATTTGATGAATGCGAAGGTAAATGTGCTATTACCAAGTTTCCTTTTAGTATGGAAATGGGTACGAAAGGTAAACGTAATCCTTATCGACCTAGTGTAGATCGTATAAATTCAAATAAAGGATATGTCAAAGGTAATATTCAAGTTGTGCTGGCAATAGTTAATACGATGAAAATGGATTATACTGATGATATTTTACATCCCGTAATAAAATCCTGGGCAGAAAATATTTAAAAAAAGAGCCGGTTAATCCGGCTCTAACCATGTAATAGGCTTCTATAAATATAAAATAAGGAGCAAACATGGCATTTACTTTTATTCCCAAAAATTTCGGTGAGGTAGCAGGAACAGCACCATATAAGAGATACGTGGATGATTATTTTAAGCTGTTCAATTACTTCGATGAAAAATATCCCAATATAAAATTTCCATTTGCTCTTGATACTACTGCGCCAAGTAAAGTAAAAATAACCAGAAGAATATCTCCCCTAAATTTACCCACTCTAAAGAATACATTAAAAATAAATTTATCGATGGCTTTTGGTGAGGGATCTCGAAAAGGAGCATCTACTGAGGCAAGAGTTAATCTCGGTACTAAATTTGAATCTGATCTGGTAAATGATATAAACAAATACATACGCGGTGAAACTATATCAGATAAAAAGATAGAAAAATTTATTATAGAATTTGTAAAATACTATCATTTATCGACCATAGATAAAGTTATACCAATGGGCGAATTAAATCAGAAAAGACCATTACAATTTACTACTTCAGGTGTGTTCATCGGCACAGCAGGCGATCCAAATATTGGTAGAATAGTTACAGATATAAATGTTGAAGGTACCCAAAAAAATATGGGTAAGACTGTATTCTTATCACTTAAATATGGTAAAAAAGTTACGTTTGCAAATCCTGGTGTTGCCACTTTATTCCCTGAAAAAGATTTCAAAGCTAATAAATTAAACAATCAAAATGCACAAATTCTATTAGATATGTTTGGAATGAGTGAGGCTAAATTTATAGCAACCTTTGAAGCATATGGCGCAGGTAAAATGTTTAAGGATACCGATAATACCTTTGGTAAAATTAATAAAACAGTATTACAACAATTTATAAAAAGTGGTATTGGGTATGGGTATCATATGGTTCATTTGTTGGGTGCAAGTATTAAACATAAAGAAATGACTAAATCTTACTTAGATCAAGCAGCAACACCGAAATCCTGTACTGTATATTACGGAGGATTGGGCACTGGTGCTGCAGGTAAGAGAGTAGATATAATTGTAGAAACTAATGCGTATAAATTACAATTTAATCTAAGATCAAAATCAGGTGGGTTGTATCCTACACATTTAATGATTGATTACGAATACATCTAATGTTGACTTTTAAAACACTTATTTCTGAACAGGAAAATACTAATGAGCAACTAGCTCATTTGGATCATCCATATCAAATGCATGTGCTGTATGGTAAGAACGGTGCCGAGTCTGCTATTAGAGATCTTAAAGCAACTCATGAATATTTTAAGACAGGCAAATCAACCAAGGTATATACGTCTCGCAAGGTTGATGGTGGTGTAAGTGTTATAATGAAAAATCATCCGACATTCGGATTTTCAGTATCAACTAAGTCCGCATTCAATGTCAATCCGAAAATTAATTATTCAGAGGAAGATATTGAAAAGAATCATGGTCATGCTCCAGGATTAGCTGCAGCATTAAAACACGTTCTTAAACACGGTAAAGATATGGTTAAACCAGGGCACACCGTTCAAGGTGATCTGCTCTATACTAAGGATGAAAAGAAAAGTACACCAGGCGATCCCAAGGTAACAGATGAACATGTATCATCTACACCAAATAGAATAGAGTATAAACACTCAGGTAAACCAAAGAAGTTTGGTATTGCATTGCACACCGAGTATGAAGGTAACAGTGCCAAATCCGGCGTGTCATCCAAGGCTATCAATCCTTCAAGAAATGTCTTTATTGCTGATACATCGTATGAACCCAAGTCGTCACATTATGAACAAAAACATCAAGACATTGCAGAGAAACATTTAGTGGCCGCAGAAGAAATAGTAAAGAAAAATCCTGTGCATTTTGATATCTCTAAAGAACATAAGGAGCATTTGCTTACTTACATGAATTCTTTAAGATCAGAAGCAGGTCCTCTTGCACCACCATCACATGAAGAATACAAGGAGCATTTAAAAAGAATTATGGAAAAAAGACAAGCAGCCGTCAAGACAGAAAAGTCTAAAGCTGAAAAAGGTGCTGCGTTTCAAAATATGATGAATGAAGTCGATAGAGATAAACCTAAATTTAAATCTATATTTGATTTTCATAATCATATCAATAAAGTTACCGAAGCATTATCTTCTACTTTGCATCATAATAAACCTAGTAACTTTACAACACATATTGATGGGGCACCAAGTACCGATGAAGGAATTGTCGTTGCTGATAAAAAGACTAGAAACATTCGTTTTAAAATTGTTCCTAATCACATTGCTGCAGCACTAAAATATAATCCTCGATTTCCTAAAAGAACATGATTATTATTAGGCTACATAGAGAAGTATAACACCGTGTCAATACTATGTCTATAAAAAACATCAAAGAAAAAGAACTTTTGATTAACTTATCCAAAACATTTGGACAAGATATCGATCCTTCTATAGTTGAAGAAGTAAATAGACAAAAGGAATTTGAACAGAGTATAAAACAATCTGCAAGATCAAATTGGATTAAGGATCTACAAGAAGCACTGCAGCAAGTAAAGACTGAAGTGCAGACAATAAAGAATCAACCAGATTTTCCCATGCCTCCTTCTCTTGATGAGCTGGAGGAATTTTTGTCTCAAACTACGGAGGAAGTAAATGACCTGGATTCGCCACAAGAGCCCGAAAATGCCTCCGAGCAAATTGAACCCGCAGAAGTATCAGAAACCAGAACCGAGTCCCTTGCAGAAAGAGCAGCAAGAGCAATTAAGCTCAACGAAAACTCCTACCAACAACCAGAAGCTTTAGACATAGATCCAAAGTTATCTTCGGTTATTAAAAAGGTGCAGTTTTTAGAGCAATGGATCAGTAAGATATCTTTGGCTGGACCATATCTGGATATGTTAATGGTGCAGGTACCTTAGGCGCACAAAACGGTGGTGCTTTAATAAATTCTTTCACAAGTTTATATTCTGCCCACGGACTAGACAATCGTGGTGATATGGTTATTGCGACTATTGTTGATAAAAACGCAGAAAAAGTATATCGAGTAACCTTCATAGTATCTAACAATTCTAGCAATACAACAGGTTATAGTATAATTATAGAGAGAATTTTATAACCAAAATATTATATTTTATAAATAAATGATACTTGTAACAAGACTATATTCTAATGGAAAAAACCGCTGTAGTAGCCTGGGGTAGAGCGAACCCCCCAACAATTGGGCATAGAAAATTGTTCGACAAAACCATTGAACACGCAAAAAGTGTCGGTGGTACTCCTCACATCTATGTATCCCATTCACAGGATGCTAAAAAGAATCCCTTATCTGCATCAGAAAAGGTTGGCTTGATCAAAAAAGCCTACAAAAACCATAGTAATCTGAGTGTCAGATCATCTAGCAAAGAATCTCCAAGTATAATACACATAGCTAAGAAACTACATGGTGAAGGTTACCATCATTTACATGTAGTTGCTGGTTCTGATAGAGTGGAAGAATACCATAATCTACTGCACAAATACAACAATAAACCAGAACATTATAGTTATAAATCCATTAAGATAGTGTCAGCAGGGCACAGAGATCCAGATGCTGAGGGCGCTGAAGGAATGTCTGCATCCAAGCTACGTTCTCATGCTATTGCTGGTAACAAAGAAGAATTTAAGAAAGGTATGATGCATGGATTATCCGACAAAGATAAAGAAGACGTCTACCATAAAGTAAGATCATCTTTAAAAGAGGATTATGAAAATCCTTATCGTTTCGACTGGGGCACACCTGGTGGAACAAAGTATATGCAAAGTATGACACCCAAAGGCGAAATACAATGCCCTGAAGGCGAATACTGGTGCAATACAGACGGTAAATGTAAACCTTTAAGTATGAAAGAAGAAATGAATCTAAGAGAACAATATGTGCTGGGACACATCTATAAATTAAATGAAAAGGTTGAGACTAACGACGGTGTAGAAGGCGAGATAGTATACAGAGGTTCAAACTACGTTACACTACAATTAGAAGATAAATCTACAGTCAAAGGTTGGATAACAGATATCAACGAAGAAAAATATAAAACCAAATCCGGTGCACTAAAACAAAGACCAAGTTTCAAAAATTATCCAGATGTCAATAAGAAAAATGCTCCTAAAGGAGTAGCCTCGCCCTACGAAGTAAAGAAGAATCAAGACCGCGCTAAAGAAAAAGTAAAAGCTAATCCAGATGATCCAAGTTTAATGCAACAATGGTCAACTGATAAAGGTGTAAAGACAAAGCCATCAGTGTATACTAAGGCATACAAAGAAAGGCATGGAATAAAAACTGAAACAATTATTCCATATTTGCTAATGTCTCCAGAACAAAAACAAGAATTGCAGGAATCAAATAATCAAATAGAATATGGTGGATACAAGACAAAACATTTTGATGCCAGCCCAGAAGCAAGAAAAAAATTTACAGAATTGATTAGTAAAGTCGGCCCTTATGAGGCACCCCCTGGACCCAACGAACCAGTTCTGGCCAAGGTCCATGCGGGTATTGCCATGAAACCTCAGAATGTTAGACATATGCAATTTAGACAGTATACGGAGTTATAATGAATCCATTAGTAGAAGCACTTAGTAGAGCGCTTGGCGACACTTTTAATTTTTATTTAAAAGCACAATACTATCATTGGAATATAGAAGGTTTACACTTTCATTCCCTACATGGTATGTTTGGTGATATCTATGAAGATGCCCAGGGCGCAACCGATACCATTGCAGAATTAATTAGAACACTTGATGTTAAAGCGCCAGGGCACAGGGCAACATCTATGGCATCAGGCATTATGCCCGACGGAGATGTACCCGATGCAAGAACAATGGCAGTAAATCTTGAAGCAGATAATAATTTAGTTATTATATCCTTGATGACTGCATATAAAATAGCTGAAGAACAAGGTGAAATTGGTATTTCCAATTCTCTTCAGGGTAGAATTGAAACACATCAAAAGCATGGATGGATGCTTAGAGCCACTGCAAAATGAATAAAGTACATGTAGATCACGAATTATTAAGAGCAGCTATTCAGGCAACCGACAATTATCTTGGTGTTCTGAAGGCATCTCGCACAGAAGGAACCGAGCAACACATTCATGATTTTACTCAGCATTATACCAATGCACATTCTGCACTAAAGGCATTAAATGCGATAGATGAACATGAACCTTATATGAAAGGGCATGTCGGTGAGATGATTAAAAATGCTAAAGATGAGGATTTAACTTTAGCAGATGAGCCTTATGCACATGCACCTAAGGGCGCAGGAGAAGCTGACGAATCAGTTGAAAAGGAAGGCGAAATGTTAGATGAATCATCCGAAGCTGCACTCAGAAACAAAGCAGATAAGTCTGGAGTATCAATTGGTACTCTCAGAAAAGTATTCAAGCGCGGTGTAGCAGCCTGGAGAACATCTCATAGACCAGGTACAACTCCCACACAATGGGGTCTGGCCAGAGTAAATTCTTATATAATGAAAGGTAAGACTTATCACACTGCAGATAAAGATTTAAGAGAAGAAAATTTATCCTTCAAGTCTTTTGTAAAAGAAGAAATATCAGAAGATCAACTTGATAATATGGCAAACAGTTTAGAATGGCATGATATCGTTGAACTTTATAACGATGATGAAGTAGAATTCGAGGGAAATGATCCGGAGGTAATTGATGAAAAAATCTCAGCTATGTCCAGAATACAACGTAGAATGAGATTTGCAAGAACATCTACTCGTAGAGATGTTGCCAAGATGATAAAATTACGCAGAGCATCTGATGTTAAGACTCTGCAGACCAGAGCGCACAAAGCAGCCCGCAGAGCATTAATGAATAGATTCCTTAGAGGCAGAGATAAATCTCAACTATCTGCGCAGGAAAGGGATCAAATTGAAGGGCAAGTAAATAGAATGGCAGCTCTACAAGCTAATCTGGCAGTGAAGATGTTGCCAAGAGTACGAGAACTTGAAAAGAAAAGACTTGCGAGAAGATGAAAATAAATTTTCGTAATTATATCTTAGAAGGTGAGTTTAGATTAAACGACGCTGAAGAACGAGTACCACCTAATAAAGAACTGGATGATATGCGAGCATCCATTGTTCCTGGTTGGGAGATGTTTGATCACAGATATCTTCAGGCAAAATTTATAGCTAAAGATCATAGATTGGCCGTAGATTTCATTAAGTTCATTAATGATAAAAGCGAAGAACTAGATCACTTTGCTCTTATTAAACAAGATGTAACTGAGGTGACAGTAAAAACTACTACCTCAGATGTTAATGGATTGACAATACTGGATTTTAAACTGGCAAAGGCAATTGATGATTATGCCAAAGCTAATGATGTTCAAATAGAAAGAACAAAAGGTATTTTCGGTGATGAAAAAATTTAATTCACTGAGAGCAGAATTGTATGAGGCTACTTGTCCAGTAGCTACAATGGATTTGCATGAGAACGTCAAGAATAGACAACATGCCATTGACGAATATCTATATGGTCCTGCTAATCCCAATGAGCCAGGTGAACATTGGAACAAGATAGCTAAAGTCTGGGGCATCAGTGTAGAAAATGCCAAGACTATGACCTGCGGCAATTGTGCTGCATTTGATATTTCTGATAAAATGCGTAAGTGTATTGAAGTAGGAATGCAGGGTAAGGAAAAATCTGCAGATGCCATGGCGACTGCTGAAAAAGCTGATCTTGGTTACTGCAATATTCTGCACTTTAAATGTGCTGGCACCAGAACATGTAAGTTGTGGTTAACAGATGGTCCAATAGATAATAAAGACCGCACAATGTAATGTTCACGATAGCTAAGATAGACTTTCTCGAGAAGCCTATCGTTGATGTAGAAATAGATAATATTCATTTTGCCGATTCTAGAGCAGTAGATTTTTTTGATAAAGATGGTTACGAATTAACAAGACTTGAGCAGGTGTATTATTCTGCCCAAGGTTACAAGGTGGTTAAATATACTGCAGACCATCCTGGTATTTTCCAGCCATGGATCAGTGTCCAGCATGAGAATATTACCATAGATCATAGTTGTGCAATGTATCGCTGTAGTTTTGACGGTGATGCAAAAAAACAAATTGAGAAACATCGTCAAGAAAACCATCGAGTAGGTTGGTTATTGACCAGCAAACAAAAATGGGGATTGGATTTGGATATAGATTATTGCGACAATCAAATTGCATTAGAAGTATTACATTTGGAATGGGATAGTCCCAATAAAGAATTTATAGAAGAAGAAAGAGTTAAGGCTGAGCAAATAGTTTTAAACACCGACTGGGTGGATGCTGCTAAAAAATTATGGTCTATGCGAGATGAATGGCAATATCTTAAAGGTTGGTATGCTCAGGCACATTGGAAGGCAAATTATTTCGGATTAGAGAGGCCTTGGTACTAATGAAATCGTTTTTTAAACTAAGAGAAGAATTAGATTCGTGTTGTGATGAATGCGCAGATGATACCTTGTATGGTTCAGTCGAAGAAGACTTTGAACCTACGGGTGATGAACAATATGAAGACTGGGATGAGATAAATGAGGGTGGTCCTGGTCTATGGGCAAATATTCATGCCAAGCGACAAAGAATCAAGGCTGGTTCCGGGGAGCGCATGCGTGAACCTGGTAGCAAAGGCGCACCTACTGCATCTGCTTTAAAAAGAGCAGCGGAATCATATGAGGATTTAGATGAAGCCAAGGATACTGACAAGTATACCTACATCGATCAGACTAAAGGTCCTGTATTAAAGGGTAAAACAGGAACTTATGTTGGTTTTACGCATTCTACCAGTAAAGGCAAAGGTGCCAACATTCTAAAGCATAACAAGACTAAAAAGTATTATGCAGCAGGTGGTTCTTCTACAGCATTTACGCAAAAAACTACTTTACATGATACACCCGAAGATGCGGCTAGAGCATATCACAAAGGTAATCTTGCTGAAGCATCTCCTATGATCAAACCACCTAAGAATGAGTTTGGTAAAAAGGAAGATGCCTTCGCTCATGCTAAAAAGCATGGCGGCAAGGTCATGAAAAAGACATTTACTCATCCTACCTCAGGTATGCAGACTGTTAGTTATGTTGTTAAAGAAGATGCCGAACAGATTGATGAATTACAAAGAAAGACACTAGCCAGTTATGTTAGCAAGGCAGCTGGTAGCTATGGTCGTGACAAGCAGCTCATAGGCAGAACAAGTCCAGACGGCACCATGAAAAATGCCGAGCCAGAACTGAAACGCGCAGTCAAGAATCGTTTAACTGGTATCAATCGTGCAGCCGAAAGACTGGCCAAAGAAGAAACCGAGATTGCTGAAGCAAGTAAGGAAACTGCTCTTTCCTATATGCTTAAAAATCCCGGTAAAAAGTTACCTATGCACTTAGATCCTAATAGACCATTTGATCCAGATCCTCCTAAGAAAAATCCAAGTGCATTAGCAGGAAAATATGGACAAGGCTTTTCTTCAGCAAAACACTTAGCTAAACAAGGTATGGCGAGTATTAAAAAAGAAGAAACCGAAATCGACGAAGCATCAAAGAAACCCAATGCTACAACACGTTATTTAAGACAATATCCAGTAAGTGATAAGGATGTGGCTAAACCTGTAACATATTATTCTCTAGTACATAAAGCGACTAATAAAGTACTAAGCACACATAAAGATTTGGAATCTGCTAAAGACGAACATAGAGGCATGGATCAGGGTGAACGAGCACATTACAGAATTGCTACGTCAACAAAAGCACCTAAGACATTTGATATGACTGAAGAAGTGGCACAGTTAGATGAATTGTCACCTCGTCTTTTAGACCGTGCGGCAAAAAAAGCATCAAAGAATGCTGAATTAGCTAGAGATAAAGGACACGATGAAGCCGGTGACGAACATATGGGTCAAGCAGTTAGATTAAGAACTGGTTATCACCGTGCAGTAGAAAGGGATAGAAAAAATGCTTCACTGGCGTCTATGTCACCTGCCAAACAACGAAAATATGCAATAAGTCAAAAAAGGGCAATGGGTGAAGAAGCAGAACTTCAAGAAGCAGAAAAAGGTGGTAGAAAAGTTCAACTGAATAAACCTTTTAGAACATCTGACGGCAAAGGTAAGTTTGCTGTTTATACGAAGAATGAAAAAGGCAATGTAGTTAAGGTGAATTTCGGTGATACTACTGGATTAACTATTAAGACAAGTAATCCAGATAGACGTCGTAATTTTAGGGCAAGACACAACTGTGATAATCCCGGACCAAAACATAAAGCTCGTTATTGGTCATGCAGAAGCTGGTCAAGAGGCACAGTTTCCGCAGGCTTAGGCACCTAATCAAATAAATATATAAATTAGAATCAAAGGAAAACAAATGCAAAGAATCACTAATGATCTTTTCGAATCTATTAGAAAGGTGTCTGCGGCCGCACAAGAAGCTACACCTACTATTCTTAACGAAGAGACTGTACAAGAAGACTATACTAAAGAAGCAGATGAAATTATTTCCGAAATGACCGAGGAAGATTTTGCTGAGTCATTAGAAGAAGCAAAAATGGATTATTCTGCCAAGAAAGCTCGTGCTGGTAAAGATATCGGTAAACCAGGTAAGATGTTCGGCAAAATTGCTGCATCTGCTGCAAAGCGTTATGGTTCAGCGGAAAAAGGTAAGAAAGTTGCCGGTGCCGTTCTAGCTAAACTTCGTGCAGAGAGCATGGAAGAAGAAGTAGAACAGATAGATGAACTTTCACCATCAACTCTTACATCTTATAGACATAAGGCTAGAAATAGTGAATTAAGAAATAAAGAAACCGCTCGCCGTGATACTGAGATTAGTCAGCAAACAACGAATCCTAGAGTAGCAGCAAAATCTGCTGCCTATGCTGCGAAAGCCCAGGCAACAGCTGACAAACGACGTGCTGGTCAGCTAAAAGCGACTAGTCGTCTATCTAATGAAGAAGTAGAACGAACTGATGAAGCTATGAGCCATCAAGCTAAGACCACAATGAAGCACATTAGTAATCCAACACCGGGCGAAAAGAAAGCTGCTAAAGATATTAAGCCTGGCATTGCAGGATACCGCGATAGAGTTGCAATGCTTAAATCTGCTAAAGCTCGTGGCGGACTAAAAGAAGAAGAAACCATTACAATGGAATTTGTCATTGAAAATACTATTGAAGTCAGTGTTCCTTCTACAATAACATATCAAGATTACATCAATGCAATTAAGACTATTGTAAACTCAGAAGATCCTGAGATTCAAGCAGAAATTGTTTCAATTGCAAATGAAGCTTTTACTAATAATAATATCGAAGTAATTGCCGAAGCTGAACTAATCAAGCAAGGCATTATTGAAGCTGACTATAAAGCAACTCGCATGGGCGATAAACAATATAGTCCTGAGCTAAACTTGGATGTTGATAGAACCAAACCTGGAGTGACAAGAGTATCTCGTAGAATTAGATCAGGTGAGGGTAAAGGGACTACTGCCACAGAGCGCAGAACTATGAAGCGCATTGCTTCTAGAACCAAATAATAGTAAGGAGGCAAAATGCCAGCAGATTATTTAAACACAGTTGCTCCTAAGTGGGCAGCTAGTGCTAATGCAACAATTGAAGGAAGAACATTACAATTTTATCCGTTACCTTTAGAAGGTAATGCGAATATTACAACTACTTCTGTAACTATATTAGGAACATGGGGACAAACTCAGTTTGCAGAAACAGAAACTCGTAGAAGCGAAATAGAAGAAGGCGATACTTTGATGATTCGCCCTCTTTTAACTGGTAATTATACTAATGCTAGAGTAGTAACACTTATTACAGATGCTGGTAATTTAAATGTTAACTATGCTATGTCTACTACAGCAAATGCTCAAGTTATGGTAAGAGCAAAGTATTTTGTAGTACCGCATAGAGGCGGTTGGGCTTCAGCAAAATATTTACAAGGCAATGCAAATACTACTGCTGCAGCATCAAATGCTACCATAACAGGCTATGGTACTCGTTGGGCACTTGATCTCAAAGCAGGTGACCATATCACTATTGTTGGTACCAATGTAAATGCTCAGACTGCTACTGTGGCAAGTGTTACTAATAACACAACTGTAGCATTAAATGCAAATGTATTAATTACTAATAACCATGCAGTATTTAGAATTATTGAAATTCTACAAACCATTCCTGGTTTAGAATCACAGATATCTTAATATGGCTGATTCTAAAGTATCAGAGCTAACGGCGGCTACCTCGGCCGCCGCAGCTGATCAATTATACATTGTACAAAGCAGTACTAGCAAACGTATAACGATTGCTAATCTGTTTAAGTCATTATCCAATATTACTATTGGAGGTAATATTGCCTTATCTGGAGTACAATCTATTGCTGCAGCAGGTATAGTAAATAATACAAGCTTGATTACTCATCTAACAGGTGATGGATCAGGTGGAGATATTACTATACCAGTTGGTACTGTAGCAAATCAAATGAAGTATATCATGTATATTGGAGGTACAGGTACGTATAATTTAACCGGTAATATTGCTGGTAGCGCTAATATACAATATAATAACGTCGGTGATGCAACTACATTAATGTATACTAATAACAAATGGTTTGTAGTTGGGGGAACGGCTAACGTAATTTATCCATGAAATTTGAATTGAATGAAGATAACTTTATAATCTATGCCATCAAACATTATGATAATCCCCATTGTAAGGGCATGGATGAATTTATGGATGACCTTAAAAGATTTAAATATCTTAAAAGGTTGTTTAGAAAATACAACTCTGGTAAAGATTTGAAAGAAAGATTAATTTTAAATCATATCATTGTCATTTATAATTTATTCGGTGCTGAAGCTGCTACCAAGATGTTATTCTATAAAATAGAGCAAAAGTTTTGGTCGCAGCTTAAAACTTTTTTGGTTTTTTTAAACTTTATGCCCTTAGAAGTAATAGTTTCCAAGGGTATAGAATTTAAAGAAGCCGATATACCTTTAGACGATAACATTATAAAAACACTTAGAGAAATTTAATGTCAAGAGCAATCGATTCCATTATAGCATACAGAGTACTAAAATTGTTAGTTACTCCGTTTGATGAGAGCGATGCACATAGATTAGGAATCATTGATGTTAAAGGTAAAGAACTTAAGAAAATGGGACAGTTAAATACTGTCGAAGAACGTGATGCATATACCTTATTACATAGACTTGTATTTAGATTAAAAAGAATCATAGAAAAAGTACCTATTGAGAACAAAAAGATACTTTCCTTTGCAGCAGCGTTATCATTAATAAAAGAACATTATGAAAATAATAATGAACCATTAGATCTGGAATTTCAATATGTTAAACGAATGAGAACAGATTTAACAGAAGAGCTTGATGTAGTAAATAGATATACTAAAGGGCAGTATATGAAAACATTCAAGCAATATAATGAAGAACTTGCAGGTAATGCAGTAGGGAGAGGTGCAATTGCAGGTATAGGAGTAGGTGCTGAAGGAGAACCTGGTCTGACTCCTAAACAAATGGCAAAGTACAAAAAGAAAAATCAAAAGAATGCACCTGTTGCATTAGTAAGGAGAAAAAATGTTTGATTGGTTAAGAAAGTTATTTGTTGGTGCAGAACAAAAACTTGACGTAAACAAGGATGGCAAAGTTGATTCTGCTGATGCAAAGATTGTTGTGGAAAAGGCAAAAGAAGAAGTTAAGGAAGTAGTAGCTGAAGTCAAAGAAGAAGTAAAACAAGTACAGACTAAAGCTACAGCAAGAGCGAAAAGTGTTGCTGGTAAAGTAAAAGCTGGTCGTCCAAAGAAAAATGGTTGAGCAACGTCTTTTAGACGAAGCTTCAAGAGTGTCTCGTTTGGAAGCCCAAGTAGAATCTATTAAAGAAGATGTTGCTGAGTTGAAAACCGACGTCAGAGATCTGCACTCACGAATTACTACAGGTAATCGTGAGATTATGGACAAGATCGATCAAAAATTTGAATCATTATCCAAGTCTGAAGATTTAGCACATGATGATGTAAGACACAGTATGGATAGACTTAGCAACAGAGTTGATACATTAGAAAAATGGCGATATATGATTGTAGGTGCCGCAATAGTCTTAGGATATCTTGTTGGCAATATTGATATTAAAAAATTCTTTAATTAATTGTTCTTTAAACCTTCAGACTTTATAATAAGTCATGGAGGTTTTATTATGAGTTTATTTGTTGATCTCAAATATCTAAAGCTAATAAGCAATAGATTACCATTATTCAAGCAGAAAAGTGAACGAATCTATAATTGTAGATGTATTATTTGTGGTGATTCGTCTAAAAAGAAAAGCAGAGCCAGAGGATACTTCTATGCTATTAAAAATGATCTTTTGTACAAGTGTCATAACTGCGGTGTCAGCTATCAATTTGGTTCATTTCTAAAAACACAGGATAAATTACTATATGATCAGTATGTTTTAGAGCGATATACAGAGGGATTGCCGAGAAATAAATCACATCAAAAAGCCGAACCAAGTTTTAAGATGGAAGAGCCGGTATTTAATAAACCCGAAAGATTGTTGGATAAAATACTAGATAGACTTGATACACTGCCTGAAGATAATGAAGCTGTTCTATTTTGTGAGAAAAGAAAAATACCTAAACCAGCATATAAAAAATTATATTTTATTGATGATGTAAGAAAAATAGAACAACTGTCCGATAAATACAAGAACAAGGTACAAACTTCAGAACCGAGACTTGTTATACCTTTTATAGACAAAAATGGTAAATTGCTTGGTGTTACTTGTAGAGCATTACGAAATGAATCGTTGCGTTATATCACTGTAAAAACTAATGATGATAATTTATTAGTATATGGTCTAGATGTAATAGATGAGTCTAAAAATGTTTATGCTGTAGAAGGACCCATTGATAGTTTATTTTTAGATAACAGTATTGCGATTGGTGGTACAGGATTCAATAAATTGGAACTCATTAAAGTACCAAAAGATAAATTGGTTGTGGTGATTGATAATCAGCCTAGGAATAAAGAAGTAGTTAAACTATTAGATAAGATAATAAACCAAGGATATAATGTAGTAATCTGGCCACAGAATCTACTTGAAAAAGATATTAATGATATGATCTTATCTGGTAAGAATGTAAAGAAAATTATTAAAGAGAATACATTTGAAGGATTAGAAGCAAAGATGAAATTTACAGCATGGAAAAGAGTATGAAAGTAAAACTAATTAGTTATTCACAAGTATCAACGGAGGCACGTGTTGATTTCGAATCTCCACCCGATTTACAAGATCTCGTTGCCTATTGCGCCCGAGTCTCGAACCCAGGTAATCAATCCAATACAGAGACCTCGAACAAATTATTACGATACCTCATCAAACACAAACACTGGTCTCCCTTTGAAATGGTCAGTGCCTGCCTCGAAATTACCACAACAAGGGATATTGCAAGACAGATCCTTAGACACCGAAGTTTTACCTTCCAAGAGTTCAGCCAAAGATATGCTGATCCAACTAAAGACCTCAGCTTTGTTATTAGAGACGCGAGGCTACAGGACCCAAGTAACAGACAAAATTCTACAGAACTTGACTTCGCTAACCCAGACCATAGAGAGCTTGCCGTAAACTGGCGAGAAAAACAAGAAAAAGTTATGAGAGCAGCAAAGGCCGCTTATGAATGGGCTGTGGAATCGGGAATAGCAAAGGAGCAGGCCCGAGCAGTCCTACCAGAAGGCTTAACTGTCTCGAGATTATATATAAATGGCACCCTGAGAAGTTGGATACATTACTGCGAACTTAGATCAGCTAATGGTACTCAACTTGAGCATATGGATATTGCAAAGGCATGCGCACAGGTGATCGCAAAGGTTTTCCCATTGATTAAAGGATTGATTCATGAACACGAAGCTTGATGTGGCATCATTTATGCGCGCCGGAGGACACGAAGTATCAACAAAACACGCAGGTTTTTATCCGAGTAGATTAGACCAAGCCAATCTCTATTTTAATTTAGTAGCAGAAGAATTTGAAGAGCTAGGTGTAGCATATCTAAAGAAAGATATTGTAGAAGTAGCTGATGCTTGTGCTGATCTAATTTGGGTAGTTGAGGGATTAATGTACAGTCTTGGCGTTGATCCTCAAACAGTATGGGATGAAGTAGCAAGATCTAATCATAGCAAAACAGTTGACGGGCAATTGATCAAACGAGATGATGGCAAAGTTCTTAAACCCGATACTTATTCACCACCAAACATTCAAAGAGCATTAGGAATTTAAGATGTGGCAAATCACCGCCCTTTTCAGTTGGTTACCTGATTGGATATGGATAGGGCTTCTTGGGCTGGGACTTGTTGCCATGGCAGCAGCCTGGTTCTTAGGCAAATTACCCTTTATTAGCACATATAGATTTGGTATTCAACTAGGCGGTATTATTGCTACAGTTGTTTCTATTTGGTTCTTGGGCGCAGCTAGTAATGAAGCCAAATGGCAAGAAAAACTAAAGATCGCTGAAGAAGAAAAAGCAGCAATTGAAGCAGCAGCGAAGAAAGCAAATGATGAATTGAACGCAAAATTAACAGCTGCGCTTAGTCAAGCCGAAGATTTGCGTAAGGTAAATAATACCCAAGCCGGTGCTTTAGCAAATGCTCTCAAAGATGGTAAGGCTACAGTTACAACCATTAAAGAAACTGTAGTACAGAACATGACAGCTGAAGAAAAAGCTAATTATGATAAGATGAACTCTGAGCAAAAGGCAGCTTACGACAAAAAGATTGCTGATCTGTTGGAACAATATAAGTTATGCCCAAGTGTGCCAGCATTTAATGTTGACGAGATCGAAAAGAAAATAAGACCACCTAGACGAGTCGAGGAGAAGAAATGAGAATTATAACTATTCTTCTTATCGCCTTGAGTATGTCTGGTTGTTCTATGTTTCAATATTTTAATCTGAAACCTAAATGGCCAGATGCAGCCAATGAAGAAAGTATGAAACCCTGTGAAGATCTAAAAAGATTTGAGAAGAAAAATGCTGACGGGTCAGTTGATCTTATAGAGTTTCAAAAGTTAATCGTAGATAATTATTTACTGCATTACAAATGTTCAGATAAAAATGATAGTTGGATAGATTGGTATACAACCCAGAAAAGAATTTACGAATCAGGCGGCAAAAAATGAAATACTTTTTACCAGGTTTCTTATTTACCAGTTTACTTTTATCTGGGTGTGCTAATATGTTACCCCCAAGTAAAGAACAATTATACTATGAGGCTGCTAAATCAATCTCCAAAGATAATACAGTATCTCAAACAGCTTGTTGGAATGCTATATCAGAAATTGCCAAAGGTGGAGATTCTGGAGCTAAAGTTGGTGCAGTAGTTGTAGCAGAAAAATGTAAGAACGAAACAATGAAAATTGATAGACCTAGAAACTGGCTTGGTCTGTGATCTAAAAACAATAAGGTAGAAGTAAATGACAGATACTGTACATGGTATAAGGGTAGACTATTCTCGGGACAAACTGTTCGATGAGTTGGGGATAAAAAGATTAAAAGAAAGTTACATGAAAGATGATGAACGAAGTCCACAAGAAAGATTTGCTTTTGTATCAAAGGCGTTTGGATCGAATCCAGAGCACAGTCAGCGTCTTTATGATTATAGCAGTAATCACTGGCTTAGCTACAGCACACCTATACTCTCTTTTGGACGCTCAAAGCGGGGTCTTCCTATTAGCTGCTTTTTACCTTATTTGGACGATAGTGCTGAAGGTTTGGTCGACACTTTATCTGAGGTCAACTGGCTCAGCATGCTCGGTGGAGGAGTAGGTCTTGGAATTGGTATTCGTTCAGCGGATGATAAAAGTGTTGGAGTCATGCCGCATCTTCGCACATATGACGCATCATCTCTCGCTTATAGACAAGGTAGGACTCGTCGTGGTTCTTATGCTGCATACCTTGATATTTCTCATCCAGATATTCTCTTATTTTTAGATATGAGAAAGCCTACGGGCGATCCTAACATGCGAGCATTGAATCTACATCATGGTATAAATATAACCGATGATTTTATGCACATTATCGAAAAGTGTATGGTTGACCCAAAAGCGGATGATACTTGGGAATTGAAAGATCCACACGATGGATCAGTAAGGGAAAAGATTTCTGCCAGAGAATTGTGGCAGCGCATACTTGAATTAAGAATGCAAACCGGAGAACCTTATCTGCACTATATTGATACAAGCAACAAAGCTATGCCTGAGTTTCAAAAGAAACTTGGTCTAAAAATTAGACAAAGTAATTTATGTAGTGAGATTATTCTACCGACAGATAAAGAACGTACAGCAGTCTGTTGTTTAAGCTCAGTTAATCTGGAGTATTATGATGAGTGGAAAACTAATAAACAGTTTCTCCGTGATGTTGCTGAGATGCTTGATAATGTTCTACAATATTTTATTGATAACGCACCTGATTCCATTTCCCGAGCCGTTTACTCTGCTAGCCGTGAACGCTCTATTGGCATTGGAGCCCTAGGGTTTCATGCGTATCTTCAAAAGATACAGGTTCCGTTTGAATCAGCGTTGGCTGTAAGTAAAAACAAACAAATGTTTAAACATATTCGTGAAGGATTAGATAATGCAAATCGTGAATTGGGTAAAGAGCGTGGCGAAGCACCTGACGCCAGAGGAACAGGATTGCGATTCAGTCACACATCAGCGATAGCACCCAATGCTTCAAGTTCTATTATTATGGGCAATACCAGCCCATCAATAGAACCATATAGAGCCAATGCATATCGTCAAGATACCTTATCAGGTGCTTATCTTAATAAAAATAAGTGGTTAGATAATATTATAAAGGAAAAATGTGATGCCGATTCTAAGTTGGACTATAACGAAATCTGGTCAAGTATTATCGCAAACGATGGAAGCGTTCAACATCTCGAATTCCTGTCAGACTGGGAACGTGATGTTTTTAAGACGTCAATGGAAATTGACCAGAGATGGGTTGTACAGCATGCCGCTGATCGCCAACCCTATATTGACCAAGCGCAAAGTGTCAATCTCTTTTTCAGACCAGACTCAAATATCAAATATATTCACGCGGTACACTTTATGGGATGGAAGCAAGGGCTCAAGACACTTTATTACTGCCGCAGCGAGAAGATTTCGAAAGCTGATAAAGTCTCTAGAAAAATCGAGAGACAAGTCATCCAAGAAATAGATTTAAAAGCACTAGCAGAAGGAACCGAGTGCCTTGCATGTGAGTAAAAGATGAGTAAAATTATATTATTAAAAGACGTTTACGAGATGAAGGAGCAGAAGGAAAAAGAACTTCTGTTCTATAAGGAAAAACTAGAAGAACTGCGTGATAAAGTATATTGGTTAGAACGTGACATTGCTTTGACAAAAAATATTATAAGAATGATCGAAGAAGAAAAAGTAAAGGACATAAAAAATGAAACTACTTAAGTTCGAAGCTTCGTGGTGCGGGCCCTGTAAAATGCAAACAAGTATTATTAAAAGTCTAGGTGATAAGTTGACTATACTTGTTGATGCGATTGATATTGAGGAAAATATGGGCGCTGCTAAAATTTATGGTATACGCAGTGTACCTACATTAATATTACTAGATGATACTGGAGAGGAAATAAAAAGAAACGTCGGAGTATTAAAAGAAAAGGAACTATTAGAGTTTATAAAAAATGATCAAGAAAACTAAACTAACACTAACAGACGAACGTCACGCATTCAAACCCTTTCAGTATCCCTGGGCCTACAATTCTTGGCTCGCTCACGAGCAGATGCACTGGCTCCATCTAGAAGTACCAATGCTCGAAGATGTGAAAGATTGGAAGAACAAACTCACTGCGGATGAAAAGAAATTCTTAACACATATATTTAGATTTTTTACACAGGGGGATATTGACGTTGCCGGTGGATATGTGAAGAACTACTTGCCTTATTTTCCGCAACCGGAAGTACGCATGATGTTATGCGGTTTTGCCGCCCGTGAAGCGCTGCACATTGCAGCATATTCTCACCTAATAGAATCACTAGGCATGCCGGATACAACATACAACGAGTTTCTTGAGTATGCTGAAATGCGAGAGAAACATGATTACATTTTGGATCTTAGCTCGAAGAACAGCACTAAACAATCTACCGCCGAACACATCGCTGCATTTAGCGCGTTTACGGAAGGCATGCAGCTCTTTAGTTCTTTTATTATGCTTCTTAATTTTCCTCGTCATGGCGTAATGAAAGGCATGGGGCAAATTGTAACTTGGTCTATTGCAGATGAGACATTGCATGCTGAATCCATGATCAAACTCTTCAGAACATATATAGAAGAGAACAGAGAGATTTGGAATGACGAACTTAAAGGAAAAATTTATACGATTGCTACCAAAATGGTGGAGCTTGAAGATAAGTTTATTGATCTGGCATTCGGCATGGTACGCGTGGCTGATTTGGACGCTGCTGACGTTAAATCTTATATCCGCTATATTACTGACCGTCGTCTTATCAGCTTGGGCCTTAAAGGAATCATGAAGGTTAAAAAGAATCCTTTACCCTGGGTCGAAGAAATGTTGAATGCACCAACACATACCAATTTCTTTGAGAATAGAGTGACTGATTATGCCAAAGGGTCATTATCTGGAGATTGGAAAGATGTCTGGGCAAAGGCGGCATAATGCTTATACATCATGCACATCTTGAAACAGCTGAAGTTTATGCTAGACTATCTAAGGCAAGAAAACTTAAAGTAGGCGCTATTGTAGTAAAAGATAATAGAGTTATAAGTATAGGATACAATGGAACACCTTCTGGTTGGGATAACCTTTGTGAGGAAGAAATTTCTGTCACTGAGGAATGTACTGTTGATAACAGTGGTTATTCAATACCTATTAAATCAGTTTCACTTAAAACGAAACCAGAAGTCATTCATGCAGAGGCTAATGCCATCGCTAAACTTGCTAGATCAAATGAGAGCGGGCTTGATAGTGTTATGTATATTACACATGCACCTTGCTTTGAATGTGCCAAATTAATTTACTCTGCAGGTATAAGAAAAGTATACTTTAGAAATCATTATAGAAATGAAGATGGATTAAATTTTTTAAATAAATGTAAAGTAGAGGTAGAAAAACTATGAAACGATATGGGTTTACAGCCAGCGCCTTTGATCTGTTTCATGCTGGTCATGTGATGATGCTTGAAGATGCTAAGAAACAGTGCGATTGGTTAATTGCAGCTATTCATGTAGATCCTACATTAGATAGACCGGGGGTAAAAAATAAACCTGTTCAATCTATAATTGAAAGGCAAATACAAGTTTCATCATGTAAACACGTAGATGAAATTGTAGTTTATAATACTGAGAAAGAACTAGAAGATATATTAATGACCTATCCAATCGACGTTAGAATTATCGGAGAAGAATATAGGGATAAGAATTTCACAGGAAAAGATATCTGCGAACGAAGAGGTATAGAGATATACTATAATAAACGAGATCATTTCTTTAGTTCATCTGATCTACGTAAAAGAGTATTCGAGGCAGAACTTAAACGAAGGAACTCAGGATGGGAAGAAATCAACACTTCGAATGTATCGAATGTGAAGCAGTTTTCAAAATAAAATTTGATTTGGATGAAGATTATTATAATGTTCAATTTTGTCCTTTCTGCGGTTCTGGGATAGAAGATGACCAACGGGACGAGTACGAAGAAGACTTGTCCTAAATGTAGTATCGAGCACGAGAAGCCAGGTAAATTTTGCTCGCGTACTTGTGCCAATTCAAGACAATGGACTGATGCACAAAAGAAAGTATTTTCTATTCGCCAAACAGAATATATGGCGAGAGAAGAATCTGAAGAGCATCGCGCTAAAAGACAAATGCAGGTTCAAATGCTACGCGCTGCGGGTATAATGGGCTCCAGGGGTGCCCCTCCTAAAGAAAATCTTGAAGATTATATGACAAACCCAGATGATTATTATATTATTCCATTAAATGATGATGATCTTAATAGCGAAGATGGAGCAATCTGGGAGACCATATAAATACTATTTTGATTGGTATCTATGTGGATTTATAAGAATAAAGTATTTGAAGAAGTTCCTGCAAACGCTTATGGTTATGTGTATTTGATCACAAACAACTTATCCGGTAGAAAATATATCGGTAAAAAGTTATTCTGGTTTCGCAAAACTAAAGTAATAAAAGGCAAAAAGAAAAGAATTAAGGTAGAATCTGATTGGAGAGATTACTGGTCATCATCTGAAGAAGTTAAAGCAGATGTAAAGTCTATTGGTGATAAAAATTTTACAAGAGAAATACTGCACATATGTCAGAACAAAGGTACCTGCAATTATCTTGAGGCAAAAGAACAAATGCTTAGAGGTGTTCTGGAGTCCGATCTGTATTATAATGCACAAATTCAATGTAGAGTCCATCGAACACACATTAAAGAAACTTTGAACAAATCTTAATCTAATCTTCATCTTATCTGGGTGGTCTGTAAGAATAAATATTTTATGAGGGTTAAATTTATTAGGAAAAATTATGAAGAAATTTTTATTGGCCGTTGCGACCACATTCTTCGCAATCACAGCACAGGCACAGATTACAGGTGCTGGTGCTACATTCCCCTATCCTATCTATGCCAAGTGGGCAGAAGCCTATCAAAAGCAGACTGGAGTAGGACTTAATTATCAAAGTATTGGTTCAAGTGGAGGCATTCGTCAAATCAATGCTAAAACAGTCACATTCGGTGCCACTGACGCACCAGTTAAAGGAGAAGACCTTGATAAACTTGGACAAGTTCAATTTCCTGCTATCATCGGTGGTACTGTACCTGTGGTCAATCTTGAAGGCTTCAAGCCAGGTGAACTTCGTATCACAGGACCAGTGCTTGCTGACATATATCTCGGCACCATTACCAAATGGAACGACGCTAAACTCCAAGCACTAAATCCAGGCAAGAAGTTACCAGACCAAAATATCACGGTGGTTCACAGAGCTGATGGTTCTGGTACTACTTTTAATTTTACCGACTACCTAACCGAAGTAAGCTCAGAGTGGAAAGATAAGATGGGCAAAGGTGCGGCGGTAAAATGGATTCCTTCCACAGCAGTTGGCGGTAAAGGCAACGAGGGTGTTGCTGCTAACGTGAATAGAATTAAAGGCGCAATTGGTTACGTTGAATACGCCTATGTCAAGAAAAATAATATGAATTTTATGCAACTGCAAAACAAATCAGGTAACTTTGTTAGCCCCGATGATGCGACATTTGCAGCAGCTGCTGCAGGTGCAGACTGGTTCAGTGTTCCAGGCATGGGGCTGAGCATCGTAAATCAGGGCGGCAAAGAAACCTGGCCTATCAGTACAGCGTCTTTTATTATCATGTACAAAGACCCTGCTGATAAAAAAGCCAGTGCTGAAGTTTTAAATTACTTCGACTGGGCATTCAAAAATGGGAAAAAGTTAAGTGAAGAACTTGATTATGTTCACTTACCAGAAAAATTACAGAATGAAATTAGAAGTCGTGTGTGGAAACAAATTAAAGTAAACTAGGAGAATAAAATGCGATTACAAGAACTAGCGTCAAGATTAGTAGTTGTAGAAACCAAACTAGCCACACTAACAGGAGTAGAACCCAATACTTCAAGCCCAACTAGTATTGAAGAATTAGATTCAAGACTTTCGGTTGTTGAAGTTCAGGTGGATCGCCTTTTAGCTGAGAAAGCAGAAAGGCAAGTAGCCGAAGTTGTAGCAGCACCGGCAGATAAAGCAACAGTTTCTGTTGCTGATATTGTAGCTCTGTCAGCAAGTTCTAGCGTCCCTCAGGCAGCTGATATTGTAGCAGATGTTGTAGCTGTGCAAATGGAAGCTCCGGCTATCCAAGATCCAGAAGTTGCTGCTATAGTTACTGCAGCTATTAAAGCT